GACACCGCAGAAGAAAAGGCATCTATTGAAGCTTATAAGAAAGAATATGCTGAGTATTGGAAGGACATTATAGGCGCTGATGGAGATTTTGATTTGAAGGAAGAAAAGGAAGATTGATTGTTCACTTGTAAAATATAAATGTGGGTAAGACATTGTTGGTTGATGGTGATAACCTTTTTAAAATAGGGTTTCACGGGGCAAAGGACCTCTTTAACGACGGTTCTCATGTTGGTGGAGTATATCACTTCATTAATACTTTAAGGAAGTTTTTGGAGGAGCACAATCACGATAAGGTGGTTGTATTTTGGGACGGAGATTCTAATTCATCCGCAAGGAAAAAACTATACCCTCAATATAAAGAAAATAGAAGGTTAGGTATGAATGAGTTTAAGTACGAATCATACCTAACCCAAAAAAACAGGGTTAAAGAATATATTGAGGAAGTTTTTGTAAGACAAGTTGAAATGCATGATAATGAGGCAGATGACTTGATTGCTTATTATTGTAAAATTGCTATAGATGAAAACATAATAATTTTCTCAGCAGATAAAGACCTCACACAATTAATTAACGAAAGGGTTACAATCTATTCACCCGTATCAAAAAGTTATTTCAAGAAAGGAGATAAAATAACAATTAATAAGGTTGAAATACCTCATCAGAATGTTTTGATATGTAAAGTTTTTACTGGAGATAAATCAGATAATATTGATGGTATTGAAGGTTTGGGTGAAAAAACTCTTGTTAAATATTTCCCTGAACTGCAGGAAAAACCATGCACTATCAATGAAATATTGAATAATGCACGAAATATCCCACAAATAAAACCAATTAAAAGTTTGTCTAATATTTTGACAGGCAAAACAAAAAGCGGTATAATTGGTGAAGAGTTCTATAATCTTAACACTAAGATTGTGGATTTGTTAAACCCACTAATTACTGACGAAGGTAAAGAATTGGTTGAACAAATTTATACGGATACAATAGACCCTACCGATAGAGGATACAAAAATCTAATGAGAATGATGGTCCAAGACGGGATGTTCAAGTTTCTTCCAAAGAATGATGAGGCTTGGGTTAACTTCCTCAAACCTTTCATGAAATTAACAAGAAAAGAAAAAAGAAACATAAATAAAAAATAAAATATGAAAGAGCAAGACATTACTAAATTAGAGTTCCTTTTAACTCTTAATGAAAACATTGTGGTCCAAAGATTTTTTAATGTCAAAGGGTTTAACCCAAAGGCAAAAAATTCAGTTGACCTCCATGATTTTGTTAAAGATGTTTCGGACACATTGAAGTATGATTTGAAAATGAAAACAGTTGTCTACATGTTAGATAATAAAGAAGCGATTATGCATGACGCTGAAGTTATGGAAACATCGTTTACTGACGGACCTGAAATTTTTAACATTTACATCAAACTTGGTGAACAGACAATCTGCCACAGAATTTTTGATGGAAAAATGTTCCCGCCGAAAGTTCGTTATACTGTTGATGTACGACCATATCTGAAAGATTTGTTGAAAGGATTGACTGACATTTTTTCATCCTACAAATTAAATTTCAAATATCTCGGATACGACTTGAGTAAGTAAGTATTTAATAATAGAAAGGTCTCAAATTTATGATTAAAAATTTTGATTATTTAGGTAACACGTTTCAGCTACAACTGATTAACCAAATAATTTTAGATAAGACCTTTTCCTCCACTATTATTGACGTGTTGGAGAGCTCATATTTTGACAATAAGTATTTTAAGATTATCACCCAGATGATTAAAGAATATCATAAAAAATATGAGTCTTCTCCTTCATTTGAAACTCTTGAACAGATAGTCAAATCCGAAATTCAACAAGAACTTGTTGCTAAGATTGTTTTAGATACTCTAAAACAAATTAAAGATGCTCCTCTTGAAGGCTCCGTCTTTGTTCAAGAGAAAGGGTTGAAGTTTTGTAAGCAACAAGAACTTCAAAAGGCGATGGAAAAGGCTCAAAAGATTATCAACGAAGGAGACTTTGAGTCTTACGATAAAGTTGAAGGGTTAATTAGAGATGCTTTACAAGTTGGTCAAATTGAAACAGGAACAGAAGATGTGTTTCAAAATCTTGACACAGTGTTAGACGAAGATTACAGGCACCCAATACCAATGGGTATTCATGGGATTGATAATCTTCTTAAAGGAGGATTAGCTAAAGGTGAGATTGGTGTGATATTGGCACCAACAGGTGTGGGTAAAACAACTATTTTAACTAAAATTGCTAATACGGCATTTAATATGGGTTATAATGTCCTACAAATATTCTTTGAGGATAATCCAAAAATAGTTCAAAGGAAACACTTTACAATATGGACCGGAATTGAACCAGACAAACTGGCTAACCATAAGGAAGAAGTTATTACTAAAATAACTGAGATTCAGGAGACAATGAAGAATAGGTTAATCTTAAAAAAATTAGCCTCAGACACAATGACTATGAATCAAATTAAGAATCAGGTTAGAAAGATGATTGCTGATGGTATAAAAATAGATATGATTTTATTGGATTATATTGATTGTGTACTACCTGAACAATCATCAAAGGATGAGTGGAAAGCTGAAGGTTCAGTAATGAGGGGGTTTGAGGCTATGTGTCACGAATTAAGTATTGCAGGATGGACCGCAACCCAAGGTAACAGAAGTTCAATTTCATCTGAAGTTGTAACTACAGACCAAATGGGAGGCTCCATCAAGAAGGCTCAAGTAGGACACGTAATCATCACAGTTGCAAAAACATTACAACAAAAAGAAATGAACTTAGCAACAATAGCAATTACCAAGTCAAGGTTAGGAAAAGACGGAGTTGTATTTGAAAATTGTAAATTCAACAACGAACTTCTTGAAATAGATACAGAATCATCTGTAACTTTCTTGGGATTTGAAGAACAAAAAGAAGAAAAAAATAGGGATAGAGTTAGAGAACTTTTAGAGAAGAGAAAACAAAAAGAAGAATCTAAAAAACAATCAAACTAAATATCTACTTTTTTTGAAAAAAACTTATAATTTTTAATTATATTTGTGGGTCGCTTGTATGGCGACCCTATATTTATAATAAAAATCAACGATTTTTTAATAAAAAAATTACAAAAGAATAGAAAATGGAAGTTTCAAACAGAATTTTATCAGAGATTACCGTCTACATGAAGTATGCAAAGTATATCCCTGAGTTGAAAAGAAGAGAGACGTGGCAAGAGTTGGTCACAAGAAACATGGAAATGCACATCAAACATTATCCACAACTTGAAAAAGAGATTAGAGAGAACTACATGTATGTTTTCAAAAAACAAGTTCTCCCATCAATGAGGTCAATGCAGTTTGCAGGGAAACCTATTGAGATTTCACCAAACAGAATTTATAACTGTGCATTTGCACCTATTGATGATTGGAGAGTATTCTCTGAAATCATGTTCTTGTTGTTGGGTGGAACAGGTGTTGGATATTCTGTTCAGAAACATCATGTTGATATGTTACCTGAAATTTTAAAACCAAATAAAGAAAGAACTAGAAGATGGTTAGTTGCTGACTCAATTGAAGGTTGGGCAGATGCAATCAAAGTTCTTGTTAAGTCTTATTTTTTTGGTGGTTCACATATTGAATTTGATTTTAGCGATATTAGACCAAAAGGAGCAAGATTAGTAACCTCAGGAGGCAAAGCTCCTGGACCTCAACCACTTAAGGAATGTCTTATTAAGTTAGAAGGTATCCTTGATGCAAGAGAGAACGGTGAGAAATTAAGACCAATTGAAGTTCATGATATGGTCTGTCATATTGCAGACGCGGTATTAGCCGGAGGTATCAGAAGAGCTGCACTTATTTCACTATTCTCTTCAACCGATGATGAAATGATTGGTTGTAAGTCAGGAGCTTGGTGGGAAACAAACCCACAGAGAGGTAGGGCAAATAACTCAGCCGTGTTGCTCAGACACAAAATTACAAAAGATTACTTCATGGACCTTTGGAAGAGAATTGAGGCAAGCGGAGCTGGTGAACCCGGTATTTATTTAACTAATGATAAAGATTGGGGAACAAATCCTTGTTGTGAAATTGCATTGAGACCATTCCAATTCTGTAACCTTACAGAGGTGAATGTATCCAATGTCGTATCTCAAGAAGATTATGAAGATAGAGTTAGGGCGGCATCATTCCTAGGAACACTCCAAGCAGGATATACTAACTTCCATTATCTAAGACCAATATGGCAAAGAACAACCGAAAAAGATGCGTTGATTGGAATTTCAATGACAGGTATTGGTTCGGGCGCAGTATTGAAGTTGGACATGAAAGCGGCGGCTAAAGTTGTAAAAGAAGAAAACAAAAGAGTTGCAGAACTTTTAGGAATTAATCCTGCGGCTAGAGCAACTACAGTTAAACCTGCAGGAACTACATCATTGACTCTTGGTACTTCTTCAGGTATTCACGCTTGGCATAACGACTATTACATTAGAAGAGTTAGGGTTGGTAAGAATGAGGCGATTTATTCTTATTTGAAAGAAAACCATCCAGAACTTGTTGAAGATGAATATTTCAGACCACATGACACAGCGGTTATTGGTATTCCACAAAAAGCACCTGAAGGTTCTATTTTGAGAAATGAATCACCAATACAACTTCTTGAGAGAGTTAAAAAAGTTCACATGGAATGGATTAAACCTGGACATAGAAGTGGAAGTAACTCTCATAACGTATCGGCAACAGTATCCATTAGAGAACATGAATGGCCGGCAGTTGGTGAGTGGATGTGGGAAAACAGAGACCACTATAACGGACTATCGGTTCTACCATATGATGGGGGTAGTTATATTCAAGCCCCTTTTTCTGATTGTACTAAAGAAGAGTATGAAGAATTAATGGAGACTCTTCATGATGTTGATTTGTCAAACATTGTTGAAATGGATGATGATACTGATTTGAGTGGTGAAGTTGCCTGTGCCGGTGGTGCATGTGAAGTAACACTAGTATAACCTATGGAAAATACAGAAAACAAAGAAAGGGAGAATCAACAACAGATTCTCCCTTCTGATTATTATGTTGAAAATAATCGTGTAGTATTTACTGAGTCTTACCATATTAGACGAGGACATTGTTGTGGTTCTTATAATGGATGTAGACACTGTCCTTATACCCCTAAAGGCATTAAAGGAAATACCACTTTATATGAAAAATAGTCTGTGTATATTTATTTAATATGGCAGACGGAATTACATATGGTTTATTTTTCCCTTTCCAAGATTCTAGAAAAGGTGATTATCTTGCACTAACAGAATATGATACCCAAGAAATAAGG